AGGTGACCCGGGCCAGGCGGACGGCTCCGCCAAGGTCATACCCGGCGCCCTGTAGGTGATCCTCAAGTTCGGCGAGGAGCTCGTAGGCGCGTTCAGTGACGGACTGCTGGGATTCGGTTCCGCCGCCGCGGAAACACGACACGATCACGTCGACGTCGAGCGTTTCCTCACGTCTGCGCTGCGGCGACATCGTCGCCAGGTCTTGGGTGGATCGGGCGTTGCCGACACACACAATGTCGTCCTCCTGGTCGGTGCCGGGCGGCCCGTACACGACCTGCACCGGCGCCGTGTAGAGGCTTTGCAGTTCGGCGAGGAGTGCGACTTTGACGCGGGGCGCGGTCGATCCCATCAGGCGATGCCGATGTCGATCGGGTGCAACATCCCGACGACGAAGTTGGGCACGGCGTATCCGGCGACGTACACCGTGTCGGCGTCGCCACCACCGAACGCGGGCCGGTTCGTCTGCTGGGAGCGCTGCCACCAATGTCGGCACAGTTCCCGGGCGGCCATGCGCACGTTCGGCGGGACCTCGCCAGCGCCGACGGTGTAGGTGACGGTCAGGTTGCGCAGGCCGTCGGGGAGGAGGCTGCCGCGCGGGTAGGCCAGGAGTATCCCGGACTTGGCGTCGAGTCGGTATGTGCCCGGGTCGACAGTGGTCCCGTCATCGTCGACGCCTGTCACCTCGGAGATGTTGACGTCGGGTAGGAGGATCGCGGGCCGTCCACCGTCGCAGACGTGGGTATGGACGTCGAGTAGGTAGGGGCGGTCGATGTCTTCGATGACGACGGTGGCCGCGGCAAGGTACAGGCGGAGCTCGTCGTCGTGGGTGGTGTTGTCGGCGGCCAAGTTGAGGACGTCGCGCAGGTCGGCGAGTGAGATGAGGAATCGCGGGTTGGCCGGGAACGCGTCGAACACGTCGGGGTAGGCCCCGGCGTTGGCGCCGGTCGCGACCCATCGGACACGGTGCCGTCCGGGTTGCGTCACGGTGAATCCGCCGGTGTAAGTACCGGTCGCCGTGTTGGACAGTGCGACGGTCGTGGTGGTGGTGTCGGGTTGCGTGACGGTGCAGGTCACGGCGGTGGCGTTGGCCAACACCCCGGCGGAGGTGCGGACATGGCCGGTCAGTGTCGCAACGTCGCCCACGTCGACGTAGGTCACGAGCTGCCCACAGTCACGGTGCCGGTGATGGTCCCGGCGGACGGGCCGTCGTCGTAGAGGAGTAGCCCGTAGTCATATGGGGTGCCCGCGTCGTCGTAGGTGACGGGCATCAGAACGCTTCTTCCGCCGCGGCGCGCAGTGTGACGACCTGTTCGACGTCCTTGGCGGACACGGCCACGTCTGCGAGGACAGCCTCGAACTTGGCGACGTCCTCACCTTTGCCCACTCGGTCCGCGACTACGACCGCTACCGCGTCGGCGATGCTGTCGGGTTGCTGGTCGGGTGCGAGTGCGGCCACCTTGGCGGCGGGTAGTATCCCGTCCACCACCATCGCGGTGACCTGCTCCACGGTCGCAGGAACACCGGACGGAATAAACGGATCTGCGTCAATGATGAAGTCGCTCATGCTGGGATGCTCCCTGAGGCTGTGCCGGGCAATGTGGTGGGCCATGCGGCGGTGCATGGCAAGGTCACGATGGTCCTAGCAACGACACTGGTGGCCGGTGATGTCAGGTTCATGGTCGTCCCGGTTGCCCAATACCAGCCACCAACCGTTGAACCGTCCAGGCCAACCAGTGCGCCCGCCGGGGCGATGATGCTGACAGCCGGGCCGAAACCTGACGGCAGTGTGAGCACCCCGGTACCTGAGCAACTCCCAGTACCGGCGTTCCACTGCACAATCATCGACGTGTGTTCCAGTGTGCGCCGGACGTAAACGGCGAGCGCGGTTGGTGCATTCGTCCAGCCGGACACGTTGACTAGTGACGTTACGTCACGCCAGCCCGTGTCTCCGAACGTTTGCTGCCAGCGTGAATTGTTGGCATCCCACTGGAACAGACGACGACCAACAGACTCATCCGTGTAGAAACCTAGGTTAGTGATGGGGGTGCCTGGTAGCGCCCACTGGCCGCCAGCACCCTCCCAGGCGCCCAACTCGTCCCAATACAGGACCGTGCCGTTGGCGCCAGACTTGCCCAGATAGATGGTCGCTGTCACTGCGCCCGCAGGGGCCACAGTCGTATTGATGAGACGCGTCCACCCTGTAGATACCACTGCCGCGTTTACGCTGACAACGCCGCCGATACCAGCGCCCCCGCTGTCACGCCACAGAACCGTCACCTCGGCAGTCTCGCCGCTGGCGTTAGCCCGAGCCTGAGCCGAGAACGTGTACGTCTGCCCCGCCGTGAATCCAGTTACGTCCGTCATTCGGGCATAGCAGTATGCTGCTGCGGCAGTCTGGGCGATAGACCGTGTGCCCGATTTGGCTTGTGCCGTAGACGATGCCACGGAGCAATCCACAGAATCATCCGCAGCCACACTGCCAGATTCGGAACCGTTCGCAAGGTTCGCAATCAGCAGGTTGCCGACAGCAGCCTTCGCAACCGCATCGTCAGCGATCTGCGCAACAGTGAACGCCGTGGTGGCGACCTGTGTCGTGTTCGTGTCCACCGCGGCGGTAGGGGCCGTCGGCACCCCGGTCAGTGTCGGCGATGCTAGTGGGGCTTTCAACCCGAGATCGGAAGTCAGATCGGTGACCTGCGATTGGGCTAGCGTCACCTCATCGGACCCGCCGGACTGGTGGCTGGTCTTGTGCGCCGTCGGGGTCCGCGCATCTGAGAGCCGAGCATCAGCGGTAACAACGGCGGTGCCAGTTATCTGCGCCGGGGCCAACGTGACAGCATCCGACCCGCCCGACTCGTGCGACGCCTTATGCGCAGTCGGGGTGCGGGCATCCGACAGGCGACTATCAGAGCCTTTCACTGCCTGACCTGACGTGGCATCACCGCTAGCCGGGACGTCCACCACGGCCGCAGTACCCAGGCCGAGCAGCGTTTTACCCTCGGCCACGGTCAGCGCCGCAATGTTCCCACCAGTCTTACGTCCTAGCAGCGTCTGCTCTGCGACAGTGACCGCGGCAGGGGTGTCGTCGATGGTGGCGGCGAGGACGCTGTGCGCGTCGTAGGTCGCCTTCGACACGGCAGCGTCGGCGGTGGCCTGCGCTGTGACAGCCTTACCGTCAGCGGTGGCAGCATCAGCCAGCGCAGTCGTAGCGTCGGCCTGGGCGTCCGCCGTGGCGGACTCCGCGGCGGTGAACCGTGCCGCGACCGTGGCCGCAGACCCGGACGGGGTGGTGCCCAGTTCGGTCTGTACCGCTTCGACAGCGTCGGAGGTCGCATTGTGCAGGGCGGCGTGCCCGTCGGATAGCGGGTCGGTGCCGTCGGGCCGCACCAGTGCGTCTACGGCGCCCGGATATGCCGAGGCCATTAGACGGACTTCCTGGTCTGCTTGCCGGTCGGGGTCCGCTTCGCCTCAGGTGCGGCAGCGCGGGCCTTACCCGCCCCGGTGTGCGCGTCGATCTGCACCTGGACCTCGGCTGCCCGGTCGGTCAGACCGCGCGCCTCATAGCCGGCCTTCTCTGCCTGTAGTGCGTCCACAATGGTCACGGGATCCTCCTGTGGTTGGTGGGTGGTGATGGCGACCCCGGCAGGACTGATCGACCCGCCGGGGTCGCCACGATCAACTAGCGGCTACCAGGTCGGGGCTACGACTCCGGTACCGGAGATGACCGAAATCGACTTCGGTGCCCTGGCGGACATCAGCGCCGCGTAGGTGTAGACGCGGAACACGATCTGGCCCGTCTTCGCCTCCGTCTCGCGGAACGCCTCGGACCGAATAGCCCCCTCGTACAGGGTGATGTCCGGGGACCGGGTGAAGATGATCCGGTCCTCGGTGCCACCACCAAGAGTCGTCGGGATGTTCGGGTCCAAGAACACGGGCAGGTTGAGTCCGCGAATCTTGCCCGCCAACCCTTCCGGAACGTTCCCGTCGGTGGTGCCCAGCAGCGGAATTGCCGATGCCAGGTCATCACTGACGTACGGCCGGTTGTTGGCGTCGAGCGCGGCCTCGAACCACGCCCACCGGTCCGGGTGCATGAACACATGCGTTGCGGGCAGGTACCGGCCCTTGTGGATCTGGCGCTTCGCATCGACGATCTTCGGCCAAATCTCCGGCACCGTCGGCGACGCGTCGGTGTAGGTGACGGCGTTGATTCCGGTGACGTTGAGCAGCCCCCGCTTATTCGCCGCATTGTTGTTGATCACGAACGTGTCCAGCACCTTCGCGTACTCGGCGGCCAAGTCCTGCAGAATCACGGACTCGATGTTGATCGGGGACTGCTCCACCAACTGGATGGAAGCCCGCTGGATGCCGCCGAGGGTGGTGACTGCGGCAGTCGTCGAACTGGACGTCAGATCGGTCTGTGAGAACGCCGAACCTTGGGTCTGCTCAGCGACGGACGACCCGCCGGTGACGAGCGGCAGACTGATCGAGTCAGTACCGGCGGGCAAGCTCTCCCGGCGAATCTGGTCGGCGATGACCCGGCCAGGCCGCGCCAACTTCTCAAACTCGTTGACCAGCCAGATCGGTGGCACGAACTCGCCGATGGCACCGTCGGTGCCGGTGACACCGTCGGCGGCGCGCACAGCGAACACCTCGGCGTCGTTGCGGACCAGTCGATCGGTGGCGTCGCGCCGGCCGTACGTCTGGGACATCCACAGGTCGCGGAAGTAGGAATGCTCCCCGCCGCGGCGGTACGTTTCCGGTTCGGCGCCGACAGTCACACCGGAAACTCGGGTTGGAGTGATGCGGGCTGCGAGCTCGGCCGCGACATTGTCGCGGGCCAGTTCGCCCTCGAGCTCGGCGACGCGGGCGGTGGCCGCCTCGATCTGCGGGTCGAGTGCGTCGCGGGCCGAGATGACCTCGGTGACGGACGCCTCGGTGATGGCGGCGTCGGTGCCGAGCTGGTCGCGCATGGTGGCGATTGCGGTGGTGCGGCTGGCCCGTTCGGCGAGCAGCGTGGACAGTGATTCCCGCGCCGAGGCGAGGAGTTGGTCTAGCGTCATGGTCGTTTCCTTCCGGTGGGTGCTTGGGTGGCGTACTGGCACGCACCTCTGGGCTGGCCGCGGCGAGCGAGGGCACGATGGTGACCCGCACCCGCTGAGGCGGGCCGGGAACTTGTGGCGGGGTGGTTACAGGGCGGCGGCGAGGGCGAGTCGGAGCCGCAGATCCGTCGGGGCGCGCAGCTCGGCCGACGTCGCCGGGTTCGCGCCGTATCCGACGATGGACACGTCGCCGCGGTGAATGTCGAACGCGTCGATGCGGTACTCGGTGTAGTCCGGGGACCACATGCCCTTGACGATGCGGAACATGAAGGACATTT